ATACGCGCTACAGCTTGCGCCTTGGCAAGAAGTCCGTTGCTCCGTATGTAGATGATTCCGATGTGGTCGGATTCATTCGTCTGCGCACCTTCACCATGGGCGATGGCGAGCGCAAGAAGGCTATCAGTGACGGCACTCGCGAGCTTGTCTGTCATGCGACAGCATCGAATGTGTCGAAGAATCGCTACGGCATTGTCGAGCCGCTTGAAGTTGCGAACGGTGTTAATCCGTTGTCAATTCACATCGGGAGCCTGTCATGAGACTTGACCGCGAGTGGGAAATTGCTGCCTATGCTTATCGGTCGGCTAAACTGGCATTGGATGAAGCAAAAGCCAGGTTTGATGATGCGAAAGACGCATTGATTGGACTGGCCGGCGATTCCGAAGAGACTGGCTTTGACGTTGCCGTCAAGTGGCAGAAACGGAAGGGTAGTATTGACTATCAGGCCGCGCTTGAGTCTGTTGCGCCTGACCTGAATGTTGAGCCTTTCCGCAAGCCTGAAACCGTTTTCCCTGTTATCAAGATTATCGGAGAGTAAAACCATGTCATTTTTCAATATGTCCACCGGCTCCAAAATCGCGCCGTCTGCTACTGCTGATATGGGAGGAGGCGATATTGAGCCTATCCCGGACAACACGCTCGTCCGCGCCATTATTACGGAAGCGAAGTGGGACATTCCGCCGGAAGGTGATGCGCTGATTAAGCTGCGATGGGATGTGGTCGATGGAGACTACAAGAAGCGCGTGATTTTCCAGAAAATCCGCGCCGAGGATTCCAACCCGAAGAAGCGTGACAAGGCGCTGACGATGCTGGCCGCCATTGACTTCAATTCAGGCGGCAAGTTGCTGGCGGCTGACCGCAAGCCAACGGATGCCGACCTGATGATGAACCTCACGAACAAGCCCATGCTGTTGCGCGTTCGCATCTGGGAGATGGATGACAAGAAGGGGAATTGGGTGCAGATGGTAGCAAGCATGACTGCCCCTGCACAGAAGGCAGCGCCAGCCGCCGCAACTACTGTACAGGAAGGTGACATCGACTTCTAACCTGGTTCTCACCCATGCGGATTGGTTCGCCAGTCCGCATCAATGAGAAAAGGAGGAAGGCCCATGATAACCGCAGAGACCATCAATGCGGTGATGGAGCAGGCGTCTACGCCTGTCCGCACCGAATACCTCACGGCAAGCCGATGGAAGTCGTGTGACCGCGCCATGTGGTTCACGTTGCGAAATGCCACGACGTATTACATCAAGCCAGAGACTCAAAGGACGTTCAATATCGGCCATGCTCTTGAGCCGCTGATGATTCGTTATCTTGAGATGGCTGGCTGCAAGATTCACAAGCGGGAAGCCGAACTACTCAACAAGTGGGGAAAGCCGCTAGGCCATATTGACGGCATGGTTGAGATTGACTGGCAATTCTATTTGCTTGAAATGAAAACAGCGAACGCTGCCAGGTTCAAGGAGATGGTCAAGAATGGGCCGCCATCGTACTACATGGCCCAAATGCAGCTATACATGCACCACTCGAATCAGCTAAGCAAGCACGGCAACCGGCTTATCAAGTGCCTGTTTATTGTGCTGTGCAAGGACAATTCCGATATTCACATCGAATGGGTTGAATACAATCCGTCCTATGCCGAATCGGAATCAGAGCGTATGCACAACATCATCGAGTGTGAAAACTTGCCGGAGCCGACAAACGACTTCACTTGTCGATTCTGTGACCATAAGTCGGTTTGTGAAGGCGATGCAGAGCCGGCTATTAATTGCCGCACCTGCGCCAATGTCTCTGCAACGAATGGCGAGTTTACCTGCCAGCATGGCACTGAGCTTTGCGATAAGCACGTATTCCACCCGCATTTGATGGGGTTGTCCGGCCATGAAGTTTGTGGAGTTGATGCAGACCGGATGATTATTGATTACGGCAAGTTTGCCATGGCCCCGGCTGGCGTGAAGATGGAAGGCAAGGCCACGTTCACCAGTGCCGAGTACGTTGCAGCACAACGTCAAGGATTGGTTGATGATGCCGTCCTTCTCGAAACCATGGCAGCATTTGATGCCACATTAGAGGAGCCGCCGTTTTGACTCTTCGCTGGTATCAACAAGAAGCATCGGACGCTGCATGGTCATGGGTTCGCCGTTGTGTTGACCCATGCCTGATAGAGGCGGCCACGGGTGCAGGTAAGAGCCACATAATTGCTGACTTGTCATCACGAATCTACAGCCACAGCAAGAAGCGGGTTCTTGTCCTTGCGCCGTCCGCTGAATTGGTCGTGCAGAACCATGGCAAGTATGAGGACACGGGAGCCAAGGCCAGCATATTCAGCGCCAGTGCAGGCTCAGTGAACATGCGCCATCCAGTCGTTTTCGGTACGCCAGGCACAGTCAAGAATGCGGTTCGCCGCTTTCAGGATTTTGCAGCCGTCATTATTGATGAGGCACATGGCACGACACCAACCATTAGAACCATCGTGGATGCCATGCGGGCGAGCAACCGTCACTTGCGGGTTATTGGCCTGTCCGCTACGCCTTACCGCCTTGGAACCGGATACATATACGGACGTGATGTAGACGGTATGGCCGTGGAAGAAGCGATAGAGCCTTATTTCCACTCGAGAGTTTATGAGATCGGAGCGCGGACGCTGATAGATGAGGGATATTTGACGCAACCTGTTTTTGATGCGCCGCCAGAGCATTACGACACCAGCGAGCTAACGATAAACAGGCGAGGCACGTTTGATTCCGACACGATAGAGCGCGCATTTGAGGGGCACGGAAGAAAGACAGCGGCCATTGTTGCTGATGTGGTTGAGAAGTCGCGCAATCGAAAAGGCGTGATGTTTTTTGCCGCTACGGTTCAGCATGGGCATGAGATTATGGCGAGCCTTCCGCCTGATAGGTCATTTTTTATTGACGGAAAGACGGACAAGAAAGCGCGTGACAAGGCAATTAAAGACTTCAAGGCAAAGCGTCTCAAGTACCTTGTCAATGTTCAGGTACTAACCACTGGATTTGACGCGCCCCATGTTGATGTTATTGCCATTTTAAGAGCCACTGAATCGGTAGCCTTGTTGCAGCAAATCATTGGTCGTGGATTGCGCATTGATGAAGGAAAACGGGACTGTCTCATTTTGGACTACGCCGAGAACATTGAGCGGCATTGTCCGAGCGGTGACATTTTTTCACCAATCGTAAGAGCGAAGGTATCCGGCGGAAACAGGATACAGGTCATTTGCCCGACTTGCGATTACCCCAATCAATTTGGAATCCGACCAAACCCGGACAGATACGAAATCAACAGTGAATCCAACTGGGTAGACTTGTCCGGCATTCCAATAACCAACTCAAAAGGGATACACATGCCAGCCCATTTAGGAAGGCGTTGCCAGGGAATGGTACTGGTGGCAGGTAAGCATGAGCGATGCCAGCACAAGTGGGCATCGAAAGAGTGCCCATCATGCAATAGCGAGAATGATATAGCAGCAAGGTATTGCACGACATGCAAGGCAGAAATTGTAGACCCTAACGACAAGTTGAAAGAAATTGCCGCAAAAATTGCCAGTGATCCTTATGTGACGCAGTTTCAGGATGTAAAAAGCTGGAAAATGGAGCGGCATTTTTCGCCAAAAGGCGAAAGCCTGAAGGTCAGCTACCTGATAGACGGCAAGCCGCACAAGGTAAGCGAGTGGTTCCACCCTGAATCCGCTAATGAATGGCTGGCAAGGCGCTGGTGGTTGTTTTGCATCAAGGCGTGGGGCCATCACGTTCGCACAATTCAGGATGCGATTGACCGCCAGGATGATGCCGCCATGCCGTCAGTTGTCGCTTTTCGCAAGAAGGCCGGGACGCAATGGTATGAAGTAACCGGGACTGTATGGAATAACGAACTGGAGTTGGCTAATGGCGCGAACAAGTGAGCATTTGGAGCAGGTATCAGCCGTCAACTGGTTTGAGCGTTCTTATCCTGGTGTGTTGATTTTCGCCATTCCAAATGGTGGCGAGCGTAATCCAATGGTGGCAGAGAAGATGCGCCGCGAAGGGGTCAGGCGTGGTATTCCTGACTTGATGATTCCGGCCTGGCGAATGTTTGTTGAAATGAAAGCGGAAAAAGGCAGGCTGTCCGACCACCAGAAAGATCAGATAGCCTACCTGTCGTCCGTCGGGTATCAGTGCCTTGTGTGCTATGGATTCGAGGACTTCAAGAATCAGATAACACAATTAAAAACCCCGGCATAGCGCCGGGTTGTTGTTAGGAGGACAGGCTGCTCACCTCATCCCCTCACCTCCAAAATATCCACAGTGAACCCGTAGCGGGCCATGTGCCGCAATTCCCTATCCCAGCTAACAGCCTGACCAGCCGCCTCATGCGTCCGGAAATCGTGCGCGTCTGATTCGTGG